GGCGCGCCACTATATGAAAGCATCAACTTATAATTCGCCGGCGTTTTTCCCAATCTGTGCGCCCTTTTGGTGTAATCGTAAAATTTAAGAGTAGGGAAGCTTTGCGGGATATTGTAAGTTTCCCAATCAATGTCGCTAATTGTATTAAGGCGAACAACGCCTTGAACGCCTTGACGGTCGCATAATTTGGCAAATGCTGTCAATTCCGCGCGCAATTGCGCTAAAAAACCAGACTTATCGGCATGCCAATAATCAGTTTTCGCTTGCCTTGCCGTTGCGACATTGTTAAACGCGCCGCGTCCCGCGCTCTTAAGGCAAGTCTCGAAACAATTTGCCGCTTTGCTTCCCGCGCATATAATTGAATCAGGCATTAACGACATCGAAGCTAAACGGATCGACATTTTTAGCGCGTCCCGCTTGTTGTATTCCGATTGCGTTTTTTTGATTTTAGTGTTGCTCTGCTTAGTTTCTAATAATTTCATAATGTTTTGCCTCTCTTTTTTTGTGTGATTTATAGTGATAAAACTATGACGGCGAAAGCGTAAAAAATACCGGCGGCGAATATTGCGCCGATGCTTAGGCCAATAAATGCGAAACCCTTTGCTATTGCCAGCTTACGGGCCTCTTTTTTGTTCAATTCTATTAATGCGCGATTCATTATTTGCCCCCCAATATTCTAGCGACGCGGTAGACTCTTTTTAGTTCGATATCTAACAGCCTTTGATGTTCCAGAGCTTGTATGCGCGCTTGCGCTAGTTCCGCATCTGTCATTGGTGGATAATCTTCCAGTGATTCGCGGTACTCTTTCGGGTCGTCTGGATCACATAGGCGGTCAATAAAGCGGGTAAAATATTCTAGCTCTGGTGGATCGGTACGGTTCTTATCTTCACACATAAAGTCATATTTCATCTTGTAACCCCTTGTTATGGCATTTGGATCAGTAGAGAAAAACCCGCCAATGGTAGCAATACCATTAATGCGGTTATGATTGCGAACTGTAATACTGCGTCTATTGTGTCTCTCATTTTGTAACCCCTTGGTGTTTGGTTTAAGTGTTTACTGCTTGGTGTAATCATATCAAAAAACATAATAGAAAAACAATATTTCTTTGTTATTTGTGAAAATAATTCGTCCTTTTTGCTTATATGTTGCGCTTGGTGTATTTGTTTATTCATCTATAAAAAAGGGAACCGGTTTAGTTATTGGTTGATTGAGTGATTGATTGATTGATTTTAACGTCGTTCGCATAAACAAAAGCCCAAACGAAACGCGCACCGTCTGACCGCAACCTGTAACAATATCAACGCCATACCTGATAGTTGCATGCATAGATCTATTACGAATCGATGGCGATAGCCGGTTGCATGTCCGGTTGACCTGGTAGGGTAGGCCGGCCCAATCGAATCGACCCCCCCCATGACCCCCCACGCCCTGGTGGATGGGCGCGCTATACCCAAAAATTACGGGGCCATTTTTAAGCCCTATTACATTGAGACGAGATTTAGGGTATATTCGGCCAATCTATACAGTGGTGCGCTAAACGCGCTTAGAACGCAATTGAGAGGCTTATACGATGACTAAGAAAGACAACAGAGGTAAAGGCGGTGGCAATCCAGATAAAGCTCTGATTGTATGGGGTTACGATGAGATTGCTGAGTATCGAGACCTTGCTTCTGTGCTGACTAAATCGCAGTTAGCGGGTTACTTTGGTATAACAGAAAAGACGTTGTTTAATATTGAGAAAAGACAGCCTGAAGTTAGAGAGGCTTACGAATATGGCCGAGCTACGAAAATAGCGGCTATGGGTAATAACTTAGTTAAGCTGGCTTTAGACGGTAACGTGACAGCGAACATCTTTTACTTGAAGACTCAAGCGGGATGGAAGGAAGAACAAGCTGAAGTCTCTGCACAGCCAATTAGCATTAATATTATCAAACCTGAATGAGTACAATTTCTCCGACAGGGCCACAGTTTGCGTATATGACCACTAAGGCCAAATACCCGGCTTTGGTGGCTGGGTTTGGAGCGGGTAAGACAGAAGCTGCTATTAAACGGGCTATTGTAGGCAAGATACAGAGCCCTAAGACAGATAGAGGGTTTTACGCGCCTACTTACGACCTTATCCGCATGATTGCCTTTCCTCGATTTGAGGCGGCCCTGGAAGAACTTGGAATCGGATATAGATTATATAAGACACCGCTAAATTACATTGAGATAACGGGTTATGGGCGTATTTACTTTCGATCGATGGATGCCCCACATAGAATTATCGGATATGAACACGCTGACGCTGACGTAGACGAATTGGACACGATGAAGCCTGAAGATGCGGCTTATGCCTGGCGGCAGATCGTAGCCAGAAACCGACAAGTGAAAGAGAATGGCGAGCCAAATACGGTAGGGGTCACCACCACCCCAGAAGGCTTTAGATTTGTGTACGATACATGGGTAAAAGACCCGAAGCCTGGATATGAGATCATTCAAGCGCCTACGTCTAGTAACCCGCACTTACCAGAAGCCTATGTACAGAGTTTAATAGATATATACCCGGCTAACTTATTAGCAGCGTACCTTGAAGGCAAGTTCGTCAATTTGCACTCTGGGACGGTATATAATAACTATGATAGAATTGCACATAGATCAACAATGACGGCAGATGACAGTAATCTGTTAAGAATAGGCATGGACTTTAACGTCACAAACATGTCTGCTGTTATTTATATCTGCCACGGCGATCAGTGGCACGCAGTAAACGAATTGAAGGGTATTTATGATACCCCAGCGATGATTAGGACGATTCAATCACATTATCCTAATCACACAATTAGAATCTACCCTGATGCCAGTGGCCGGAGTAGGAAAACGGTGGATGCGTCCATTTCTGATATATCGTTATTAGAAGGGGCGGGTTTTGCCGTGTATGCGAATAGAGCTAACCCTTTTGTGAAGGATAGGATACTTGCAGCGAATACAGCTTTTGATAAAGGAAGGTTATTTGTGAACGATACCCTGTGTCCAGAGTACGCTCGCTGCTTAGAGCAGCTTGCTTATGATGACAATGGATCGCCAGACAAGAAATCTAACCTTGATCACTTACCTGATGCGGGAACTTATCCGATAGCCTTTGAAATTCCAGTAGTTAAGCCTGTGGCAGACCTACGAGTACGTTTTGCGAGATAAAATATGCCAGTAGATAGCAGACACCCCCAGTACGACAAGTATTTAAACCGATGGAAGATGGTTCGTGATTGTGACGAAGGTGCTTCCGCGATTAAGTCAAGAGCCAAAGGTGCAGAGGGTGCGCTTGGGGGTTTAGCTGGTACAGCTTACCTACCACCCCCAAATGCTACTGATGGATCGACTGATAACAAGCTCCGATACAAGGCTTATGTCGAACGAGCCAATTTCGTGAACTTTACGGCTCATACGAAGGAAGGAATGCTCGGAATGGTGTTCCGCAAGCCGTCCACTATCGTTGTTGACCCTGCTATTGAGTATATGATCGAAAATGCTAACGGTGATGGCCTTTCCCTGGATCAAATGATCAAAGATGCCGCTAGTGAAGCTCTAATGATCGGTAGATACGGACTTTTAGTGGACTACCCATCAGCCCCAGAAGGATTGACGAATTACGAAGTCAGCTCGCTTAATTTGCGGGCCAATATCCTCCCTTACCCGGCAGAATCTGTTATTAACTGGCGAACTACGACTATGGGCGGCCTAAAGAAGCTATCCCTGGTCGTATTGCAAGAGCCTACCCTGAAAGATTCTAATGATGGCTTTGATTACGAAGAATGCATGTATCACCGTGTCCTTCTACTAAAGAATGGCGTATATGTACAAAATTTGTACAACGAAGACGGTGATATTGTCGAATACGGTAATGGTGAGGTAGATATCTATCCTCGCAAGTCTGACGGCTCGCTCTGGACTGAAATTCCGTTCGCGTTTATCGGTTCTGTCAATAATGACGAGACTATTGATAAAGCGCCTCTATATGACATCGCTGAGATCAATATTTCTCACTACCGCAACTCTGCTGACTACGAAGAATCATCTTTCTTGGTTGGTCAGCCTACTCCAGCGTTTTCAGGCCTTACTCAGTCATGGGTAGACCAGAATATGTCAGGAGGCATCTCATTCGGCTCACGATCTGCCATTCTGTTACCGGAAGGCGGTGGCGCTCAACTCCTCCAGGCAAATGAGAACCAAATGCCGCTGAAAGGGATGGAGATGAAAGAAATGCAGATGGTTAAGATCGGAACCCGGATCATTCAAGACGGTGGAGGCAGGGAGACTGCCGAAGCTGCCAAGATTAGATTCGCCGGGCATAACAGTAAGCTGGGCGCTATCATCATTAACGTCCAAGAGTCTTTCGAGAAATGCCTAAAGTGGGCAATGCTGTTTATGGGCGGTACTGTTGACCCTGAAATAGAAATTAACAAAGAGTTCTACGACTCTACTGTTGACCCCAACCTGCTTATGGCAAATATCCAGCTTATGGATCGTGGTGTCATCGCTAAATCAGATATTAGACACTTGATGCGTAAAGCAAGCCTGCTTGAGCATGACAGAACTGATGAAGTGCTGGACGATGAGATAGAGTCTGACGATGTGCTTGAAATGGACGTAGGAACTCTATCTATTGCCCCACCAAGCGTAAAAGAGGTGAGTGATGAAGAAGAAGAAATCTAAGCCGTACGGTAAATAATGACTACTGATCAATATTTGATAGATGCTGCGACTAGGCGGCAGGTATTCCTTCAGCGTTACGGTAATGGCAGGTCGAAAGAAGCTGTCAAGATATTAACCCGCCTTCGTCAAAGGATTAATGCTCGCCTAAGTCAAGAACCTGAGAACTTTGTAGCCCAGAGGCTGCAAGACGTTGTCAAAGACATCACTACGTTAAGTGACCTAACATTTCAAGAAATTAAACTGCTTATTGAGTTTGACTCAAAGGAATTAGCTGTTAGTGAGGCATCTTTTGCCGCTTTAATGATTAGCAAGGTAGTAAACACATCATTAGTCATGCCAGAAAGCGCAGTATTAGCTCGAAACGTCCTGACGGAAGCAATGTCTGTCAGTTCTGGTGTAAGTATAGCTGATGCGTTAAGTCAATTCGGAAATGCCAAGAAAGCGCAGATATTACAACAGGTAATTGACGGCGTGACGTTAGGCGACTCGACTCAATCAATTATTCGCAAAGTTGATAATCTTATTCGAAATATCATGAAACGCCAAATAACATCATTAATTGGTACAATTGTTAATCATGTTAGTTCGTTTAGCAGGTCTGCTTTCTATAAAAAGAACAGTAGAATGATTGGCAAGTATGAATGGGTATCAACTCTTGATGGAAGAACAACACTTGTTTGCATGAGTCGAGATTTAACTGTTTACCTAGTTGGGTCTGGCCCTATGCCACCAGCGCATTACGGATGCAGATCGACAACGGTTCCAGTTATACGGGACGAGTTTAAACTTGGTTTAGACGTAAAGTCGTTTAGACCATCAGTAAATCAGAGTGGAGCAAGACAAGTAGACTCCAAATTGAATTATGGGCAATGGTTACAGCGGCAAAACAAAGAATTTATAGATGAGGCGTTAGGTATTGAGCGTTCTCGTCTATTTAGAGCTGGCAAACTTGGTATTGATAAGTTTGTTGACCCAACCGGAAGGGTTTACACCCTTTCTGAACTAGAGAGTATGAATCAAATTGTATTCTCTGACTTATAAGTGATCAGTGATCGCTTGGTTTGTGACCAAAAGGTGATTTAAATGAGTGAAGAAACAGAAGTAGCAGAAGTGCAACAAGAAGCTCCATCAGTAGACCTATCTCAATTAATGGCAGAGAACAACGCCATGAAAGCTAAGATGGAAGAGCTATTAACGGAAGCAAAACGAGCTAAACAAGCAAAACGGGAAATCGAGGCCGAAACTCAGGCCGAAAGGGAAAGAATTGCACGAGAGAAGGGTGATTATGAGCAACTTCATAAATCTGCCCAGGAAAAGTATGAAACAACTCTGGGTGAACTTGATAATTTACGTCAAGGCATAGCGAACGAGAAAAGAAACAATACAGCAATGAAATTAGCCGCTGATCTTGCAGATGGCGCAAATGCTGAGTTGTTAAGTGAGTTCATAGGCCGTAGATTGAAATTTCACGAGGATGGTGTTAAGGTTACAGACGTAAATGGTAATTTGACCGTTAGTTCGTTTGACGATCTTAAATCCGAGTTTAAAAACGATGCAAGATATTCTGCATTGTTGAAAGGCAATCAATCATCGGGCGGCGGTGCCTCTGGTGGCTCAAATAGTGGCGGTGCCACAAAGGTAAGAAGTCGTGCCGAATTTGAGGCACTTAACCCAGCCAAACGGATGGAATTTGTGAAGTCCGGTGGCACTATAACTGATAATTGAAAGGTAATTTAAAATGGCTGAGAATACTATCTCCTCAATCGTTCCAGATATTTATGAAGCTCTGGATGTTGTATCACGCGAACTCACAGGTCTAATTCCTGCGGTAACTATGAACGCCAGCGCAGAACGTGCCGGTATCAACCAAAACATCGTTGTTGACGTTGAGCCAGTAGGTAATGTATCTGACATCACTCCTGCTATGACCATCCCTGATCCAACTGGTCAAACTTCTGGAAGCACTATCATCCAAATCACCAAGTCTCGCGCTGCTGAGTTTGGTTTTAACGGTGATGACCAGAAGAAACTAAACACTGGCGCTACTTACATGGGCGTTCGTGCTGCTAAGATTGCTCAGGCAATCCGTGCAATGGTTAACGAAGTTGAATTTGACCTGGCTGGCCTTCAGTCTACTTTTAGCCGCGCTTACGGTACTGCTGGTAGCACTCCTTTCGGAACTGCTAACGACTACACTGATGCGTCTAACGTACTGAAGATTCTGAAGGACAACGGCTCACCAGTAAGTGACAACCAGCTAGTATTGAATACTTCTGCTGGCGCTAACTTCATCGGTAAGCAATCTGCCGTAAACTCTGCTGGTACTGACTCTATGCTTCGTCAAGGCGTTTTGCTTGATCTAGCTGGTATGCCACTGCGTGAGTCTGCTCAGATTAACAACCACACTGCTGGTAGTGCTGCTAATGCTACTACTAACAACGCTGGCTATGCTGTTGGTGCAACTGTACTGACTTTGGCTTCTGCTGGTACTGGCGCACTTTTGGCTGGTGACGTTGTTACTTTTGCTGGCGACACTAACAAGTATGTTGTTGTATCTGGTGATGCTGATGTTTCTGGCGGCGGCACTATTACTCTGGCTGCTCCTGGTCTGCGTAAGGCTATCGGAACTTCTGCAACTGCTCTGACTGTTGTTGGTTCTTCTGCTCGTAACATGGCGTTCAACCGCTCTGCTATCGTTCTTGCTGCTCGCGCTCCTGCCCGTCCAGAAGAAGGTGACATGGCTGAAGACGTTATGCTGATCACTGATCCACGCTCAGGTTTGACAATGGAATTTGCAATGTACAAAGGCTACAGAAAAGTACGTTACGAAGTTGGTTTGGCTTGGGGTGTTAAGAACATCAAGCCAGAGCATACCGCTCTGTTGTTGGGCTAAGTCTGAAACTAGCCACCTCTTTCGGGGGGTGGCTTTTTAGGAGTCAGAAATGGAAACTGTAAAAGTAGTACGCAAAGATAACCCTTACGGTTATGCTGTAATTAATAAAGAAGATATGCTCAAGACTGATGTTGAATGGTCTGATGCTCCTGCCGCTAAAGAAGTTAAAGCACCGTCTAAAAAGGCTAAATAATGTCTGCTCAAGGTATTAGGCTCTCTACTTCTGCGAAAGCTGATACCTCTCACGAGCTAGTTACTCGATTAGATCGCCTTCCAGTTGATAATATTGAAAACGACATTGCACGCGGTAAGGTTCCAAACGCTTACGGATTTGCCGCATTTGGTGAAAGAGTATTTGCCGGAAGCCAAGAAGATGCTGTAATTTGGTCAAATGGTGCTTTTGTTGGGCCTGCCATTGGTGGCGTTCAAATGAGCATTGTAAGTTCTAGCGCTAATGATTCTGCCGCTGGTACTGGAATTAGAACAATTGATTTACATTATCTTGATGTAAACTTGATTGAACATACTGAAATAGTGACGCTTGCCGGATTAACTCCAGTATTAACCGCCGCCACTGATATTTATTTTATTAATGAAATGCACGTTATGACAGTGGGCAGCGATTTAAAAGCTGCTGGCAACATCATTGTTTCAAATGGCGGCATTACATACGCAGAGATATTAATAAACAAGCTGTTAATGACTTCGTCTGCAAGAATGGTTCCAAAAGGAAAGCGCGTATTTATATCTGGCGCAGTAGCTGGCAGTTCCAGCTCTAGT